GTAGTAATTCGTTGCTCCATCGATGTTAAAATTTTCGGTCACCACACACTTCGGAGCGTATGCCGTGGTTTGCACTTCGAGTTGCGTCAGGTTCTCGAAGCAGACCGCGTAATAGGAGGTGTGAGTGAAGGATACAGGCGTCGCGCTGTCCGGTGCGCAAGCCGCATTGTCAAGAGTTACAGATGTCGCCGAGTTCCAGCCTCCAGGCAACAAGCCCGCGCTCGATGCTACGAGGTGGCAGTAATTTCCAGCGATCATCAATGCGTCATAGTTGGCATTGTTGCCGATGATGGAACGCGGGAATTGATCGCCACTTACCCAGGTGACCGCAGTGCCCGATTTGGTCAGCGTGCCAGCGTACTGTTTGAAAATCAAATCGACATGCCAGTTAAAGCGGTTCCCATCGGTGCGAGCGTTGTTGCCGACAAGGTTCATCAATTGTCCGCTGCGCGGTGTCGGTGGAGGATAACCTCTGTCTCTGCGCCCGCCGAAAAGCCTACTCCACCATGACGGTGGACTTGGAGGTGCGGGCGGTGCGAGCGGTCTCGACGCCGCGTAATTGTTGGCGAAACTTCGCGTCGCTGGAGCGTTCCAAATCACGGTGTCAGTGATGGCTGGCGCTGTTCCGAACACGATCAGCCGGATAGTCGTCTGGCTCCACACGTATAGTTTCGTGGGGTCGGTCGGATGCCATGTGTACTCGATAAAAGAGTTGGAGCCGGTGAACGGCGGGTAGTAATCCCATCCCGTTCCATCGAATCTGGAGACGTGCTGAACGCCGAATTGATCCGCACATATCACCAGCGTCCCGTTCGCATTGACTGGAGGCTTTTCGCTGTTGGTGTGGACGCAGCCGTAAGGCCCGCGTCCCGGATAATCCACGATGTTGGACAGAATTGTGATCACGCTGCCCCAGTACGGATCGGTGAAGGTTGCGCCGTATGCGGTGGGCCAGTCATAGCCGCCGTCCTTCGGTCTGGCGTTTGGATGCGGGCAACCGGAGAGCGTTGGATCGGTCGCCGCGAAGTCCGTCCCTCCATTGATGCAGCCGAACGAGGAGAGCGAGCTATCCGCAGTGTGGGCTTGGTTGAAAGGCGGAATCGGAGGGGGTGCCCCTTCGACCAGATTGAGCGTGGCGTCGATCGTGATCGACTGCGAACCGCTCGTGAGAACTACGGTCTCCGTATAAGTGCCGGGATCGCACATCACCACGTTGTTCGCGATCGGAAACCAGTTGCTCGTGGATGGCGTGGTGCCGGAATGCGTGCCGAAATAGGGCGATGCAACGGTGCCGTGCTGGAACACGTAATTGCCGTTGTAGCCGCAGTAGGGCCGAATCTGGACGAAACCGCTCTTGTTCCCAAAACTCCACGACTGATTGGGAGAGTTGGTGATGTTCAAAAATATCGAGGGAGCCTGCGGATGGTACTTATAGGCGGTAAACGTCAATTGACAATGCGTTCCTGAGGTGTTGCCGCACGCTACCGTGCCGCTCGCGTCCGTCTTGGTGAGCGCGAGATTCTGACCCCAGAGGGACGTTGCGAGGAGAAAGAGCAGGATCATTAATTCACCTCGATTGCCATGTTGTAGATGCCAATGGAGCCGCTGTCATTGCTCGACACTGTGTTGTCGCGCATGAATCGCACAAACATCATGTCTCCCGCGTTACAGCCTGTCGTCGTGAGAGAGGAAATGGTCAACAGGTAGTTATTCGTTGCGTTCGCCGTGATGGTGTTCGTGTTTTGTGCGGCATTGTACGCGTTCGCCGCCAGCATCGAGACGGCATTGCCGACACACTTCGTTGCAACCTTGCCCCGCATCGAGGCATTCCCCGCGAAGTAGGGAACCATCGATGCGCCGAAGCTGATGGTGCCTCCCGCGTAGTTGGCAGGCAGGCGGAACCACGTCGTTACGTAATCGTTGTCCGTGGCCGCATTGTTGAAATTGGCTGTGCCGACATTGTTGTCGGCAACTTGTGTTGTCTCGCCCGCTGGCACACAAAAGGAGCCGCTCGTACCGCGAACGCTCCAGTTGAATGCAGCCGTACCTGGAGGATTCGAGGCTGAGCATCCGCCGTAGTTGGAGGAAAAATAGGCTTTCGCGCCGCCGCCGCTGAGACTCGCGGGATCGACCATCGCTGTGACCGTGCCATCCGCCGCGATGCACTTTTGCGTCTTCGCCGTTGTGTCGAGCCAACACGTAACCTGCCCCGCCGCTGGCGCGGTTTGTGCGCCGCCCGTGGTGCCCGTGAAGACATATGGCCCGCTGCCGGTGGTCGAGATCAGCTTTTTCCAGAGGTTGGCTGCATAGCAAAACCACACGTCCTGATTGGTCGTGTCGAAGTACAACGCGATGTTGGAAGACGATGGGGCAGTGCAATTCGCGGTCGGTGTGCCCGCGCCCGTCGTCATCGTCGCGACGCCGGAGCCGCCCGAGCCGGAAGCGCCCGTGTCTCCTCTGGGGATCGTGAAATTGAAGACCGCCGCCGAGCTTGTACCGCTATTGGTGACGATGGCGCTGGTCCCCGCCGCGCCGGTCGTGGTGGTGCCTACCGCGACCGTTGCCGCCGTTCCCGGTGGCCCTGCCGTCCCGCTCAGAGCAGTCCAGGTGCCCGGTGTGCCCGCCGTGGTGCAGGAATAGAAGCCCGCCGACGCGCCGGTCTTGATCCATAGGTCGCGCAATTTGCAAGCGGGCGGATAGGTCGCGCCGCCGCCGATTTGCAAGCCTTGATTGGGTACGCCGTTGATCGTCGTGTACTGGCTGAACACGGACACGGCGGTAAAGAAGATCATCGCGACAACGAGCGCGACTGCCATTTTGCGAGGCTTAGACATTGATAGCTCCCATCCCGGTCGGGTAGAGATACGAACCGTCACAGATGAACTGCTGGACCGAACACGAGGACGCGAGCGAGCCTACCTCCATCGGTCCCTTAAACTGCGCTGGCCAAACGAGAGTGCCGTCTCCCACGCTGTTCTGCATGATGATGAAGCGGTAGACCGCTCCCGCGACCATGTTGATGACGCTGGGGACCGTGGGTACTCCTGTCGCCAGTACGAGCTTCTGGGTGCGGCCCGCCGCGAGGTTGAAAACAGGGGTGACACTCGTCGGAACGACGTAAAGCGAATCCCTTTCGTGGAAGTTCGCGTTGATAACGATGTGTGAATTCTGAATTGGATCAGTGCTCTGTAGGTCCGTCATGATTTCTCTCTCCTCATCCAGTCCCCCAGGTGCCCGTAGTGTTTCCCCAGGTGCCTTGCTTGCCCGCCCAAGAAGGGCTTTGGACATCGCCGCCGCTGTCGCCCGTGGGATCGCCCCAGGTGCCGGTAGCGTTGCCCCACGTTTGCGCTGTCGAGATTCCGCCCCAGGTCGGCTGTTCGGTGTCCGGTGGTGTCGGTGGTGGCTCCGGCAACACTGGGACGGCTACCCAATCGCCCGCTGGCTGTACCTGCATGTCGCCGCCGAGTAACGCGCGATCGAGCATCAACAACGGCGTTTCCGCGTTCATCCGCTTGATGTTGGCTTTCGACTCCCGCGCTTCCTGGAGTACAAGCGGATGCACCATCCCATCGCGGTAGCGCGGCCAAACCCGTAGCGCGAGGCCGTATTGGATCGCTTCCACGTAGCCTTGCGGAACAGCCACAACCTGATCAAGGCTCGTGAACGCCGGAAGCTCCATCCAGGTCTCAACCAGAACTCTGTTTCCAGCAGGAATAGGCGGATTAAAGGTAAGCGTGGAAGTTGGATATTTTTGATCACAGTAGATCCCGCCGAGGTACTTGGTTTGATTGGTGAGCATCCGGCCCGCCGCCATCATCGAGACGGACTCATCGACTACCCAGACGCCCTCCACGCGCACAGTGCGCGGGAACTGCACAAATCCGCCGGCATCCGCGACATACTGCGTCGTGACGATCGTGTACGCCATCAACCGCTCTGTGCGCCACGCGTCCAGCATGTTGTTGAGCGCCCGCAGAAGTTCGGTGTTCTCCGCGTTACTCTGCTTGTGCCCGGTCTCCATGACTCCGCAGAGCCGGAGACCGTCGTAGATCAACTCGCGCACCGTCATTTACTCGGTGCCTCCACTGGCTCAACGGGCACGGTCGGCAGACCGTAGTTGACTTGCGCGTTCAATTTGATGAGTTCGGCGAGCGCCGTCTGTGCGGTCTGCACCACTAGCGGGTCCATCGGTGCTCGCCGGAAGCGTGGCGCAAGCGATAGCTCGACCGCGAGTTGATGCAGCAACAATTGCAGGTAGCCCGGTGTCAGGCCCGAAAGATCCTCATCCGCCGAAGAAAACGAGCCGATGGAACCCCACACATAGAGCGTCATCTGCATCGAGTTGAGCGCCATCGGGCAGATCAACACGTTCGCCAACGGCGATATGTTTTCCATGTAGAGGTCGGTCGGCCCGAAGTTCGAGATTTCGCCCTTGTTCATCAGCGCCGCCCATTGCTTCGCCGTGTTGACGTGTACCTGTTGTTCGAAGATCGGCGTGCCGACGATCGTGTCTGCCGCTTCGATCTTCGCCGGTCGCCGGAAATTCCAATCGCCTCCCGGCCCCATCGTGTACGAGTTCTTGCCGGGTGTCAGATCCACGACCTTGCGCTCGATACCGCTGATGAGTAAGCCGTTCGCGCTCCAGGCGTCGGTGAGCGCGTTCAGCATGAACAGCGCCTCGGTGTACTCGTCATCGGACGCGTCGCGCCCAGCGAGTTGGATCACGCCCGCAAGCCGAAAGGCTTGATGGATCAGATCGTGTACTGTCATGGGATTACTGCCCCTGTGGTGGTGCCTGCCGCTGCGCTGGTGGTGGCGCTGGTGGTGGTGGAGGCTGCGAGATCGCCGGTTGTGGCGGTCCCATGATCGACGCGTTCAAGCCGAAGATGCTCGTTTTCGCGTCATCGGCTTGCCCCTGGTGCGTCGCCGTGACGGGTGCGCCGTACTCGCTCGCGAGGTCCATCCCCAGGTTAGTCGTGAGCGCCCGCAAGTAGCCGTCCGGGAGCAATGCCTGAATGTCCTGCGTCAGGCCCGTGAACTCCACCAGCCGTTCGTAGGTGTAGACTTCGAGCGTTCCGGAGGCGGGACGCGGAGCGAGATAGAGTGTCGATACCGGCATCCCGTAGTCACACCAGCAAACCTCGGGAAACGAGCCGTGAGAGCCTTTCTCGGGGTACGCCGCCCACATTTCCGCCGAGAGGATATCGACGCCGCCTGCGCGTGTGCCGCCCGCGAGGATGGACGCCGCCTTGATGTTGACTGGCCGCTCCGTCGCCCAGGTGCCACCCACGCCTACCGTGTAATTCGCCGCGCCCGAGAGATTGAACGTCTCGCGCAGACCGATCACGCCGCCCTGGTAGATGGCTTTGTCCCATTCGATCTCGATCGAGCCGCTGGAGACCTTTGGCGCGACGTTGACCTTGCCGAGCGGGTAGCCGTCTTCGTAGTAGAGGAACTCGCCGAAGTCGCCGGAGCCGCGCTCGATGTATGCGGCCCACTCCTGCGGTGTCGCGATCCGCAGCGGGACGTTGAGCGGAAGCGTCACCACCATCGAGACGGCCTTTATCTTGATAGGCCGCGTCGCGAGCGCAACGGATGCGCTGCCCGACATCCCGATGGTGGTGCGCGTGATCTTGTAGATCGGAAGCGCCTGCGCGTTCCACGAGAGCAGCAACTGATTGAGCTTCACGAGCGCATCGCCGCTCTCGGTCGTGTTCGGTGTCTCGCCGGAGGCGAGTACGCCGATGAAACGAAGAGATTCCTCGATCAATTGCTGAACTGTGAAAGCCATGGGTTACTTCTTCTTTGGGTCGTTCGCCTTCGGGTCGTACCCTTTGTTGGGGTCCGCTTTGGGATCGTGCGGTGCTTTGGGATCGTGCTGTGCCGGTGCCGGTGGATACGAGGTCGGTGGTACTTGCTGGGTGCCTCCCGGATAGTGCTTCGCCGATGGATCGGCGTGCTGCCCGGTATGCGGTCCAGCCTGATACGGCTTCTCCTTGTCGCCCTTCCCCTTCGCGCCGCCGCTGATCTCGTCCGGATGGTCTACCCATTGCCCTTCGAGTTCGTTCTCTTCTTCCTCGCTGGCGACCATCTTGCTTTCGATCTCGGGTTGTTCGGCTTCGTCGGCATCGGGCTTCTCACGGTATTTCCACTTCGGATATACCTTGGGGTCCGGTGGCTTGGGATACTTCTTCTCCTGCTTCTCGTGCTCGTGCTTCTCGTGTGACATTGGGTCTCCTGGTTGGTGTGAAAAAAAGGGCGACTCCGGAGGGAATCGCCCTGAACTGTGACTAAAGGAGTCGCTGATGAGCGACGTAACGAGCAAAGATCAGGACTCGATGCGGCAGGCCATTTGCGGCAAAGGAGCCGCCCATCCGTAAGCGATATCGCAGCGAGTTATGAATTGATCGTTTTGGATGTCGTACTGGGAAACCATGCGGATGGACATCCCGGTTTCCCTGTCAATCGACCGTGCCGAGAAATGTACCCCCTCCGGCATCACGAGAGGAACCATCGCGAGTGCGAACGCTTCGCGGTGGTAGGCGATCCCTTGCAGAGAGAGCGTGTTCGCTAACGCAGCCTGACCCGCTGCCGCTGTGCTGAACAC